TGCGCCGGCTTGTTTAACTAAATCAAACTTCTTCATGATTTCTAACCAACCGCCATGATTGTCAATACCCGAATCATAATAGATATCGTAATTCACTTTGCGGTGTGGAGGTCCCATTCTGTTTTTAACAACTTGCACTTCGGTTTTGCTTCCGACTACTTGTTCAACTCCGTTGATTTTTGCTTTAATCATTCCGGTATTTTTTAGTCGCAATCTAACTGATGCGTGGAATGGAATAGCTTTACCGCCTGATGTCGTCCATGCATCGCCAAACGATACACCTAATTTAGTACGTAACTGATTTGTGAAAATCAAACAAATATTTTCTCGAGCAATCCAGTTTGTAACTTTACGCATTGCTTTTGAAAGAATGATTGATTTACTAGTTGCATAACCATCTTTGTCATATTCCGCAGCCATTTCAATTTTTGTAGAAGCACCCATCACTGAATCTACTACAATCGTAACTAAACGATCTTTGTTTGATTTGCGTACTTGTTCTACAATTGTTTCAATGGTCTCAAAAATCTCTTCAATGGTTTCTAATGGAACATATAGCATTGTCTTTAAATCACAACCAATTGCTTGTAAAAACTCTGTACTAGTTGCTGACTCTGTATCAATGTATACTGCTAAGCCGCCTTTCTTTTGAGTTTCTGCCAATGCGTGTGATGCTAACAATGATTTTCCAGAAGCTTCTAATCCGGTAATTTCAGTAATCCGACCTACTGGGAATCCTCCGTTCGGTCGGTTTGAAATTGCTAAATCGAGTGAATCGCAACCTGTCGAAATCCAATCTTTGACATTGCTAGGTGCATCGTCATCGCCATCTAGAAAGAATGCAGTTTTTAATGCTTGACCTTTAAATTGCTTATTAATGCTATCTGCTAAGGTATTTGCTAATGCATCTTCTAGTTCTAGTTTGCTTTTACTCTTTGCCATTTACAACTCCTTAATTAAAAAGATCATTAAATGCCGAAGCAACATCATCAACTTTACCTGCTACTGGCTTTGCAGCTTTTGCTGGAGCTGGTGCACTTTGAGTTTCTTCTTCATCATTAGAAGCTACATCTGAATCTGCATTTTCTGGATTCATCCATTCTGATAATGCTGCTTCTAATTCTTCATAAGTTGGCTCAGGAAACAAATCAGTAATTTCTGGTTGATTCATGATTTTTTCAGCAATTGATTTGTCTTCGGTAGCTGGCTGTGTGTTAGGCTTAACGCGGATTGCTGTTTTAGGAAATGCGCCTCCTTCTGCTGGAGTGAATTCTACATCGATATCACGACCATTCATTAAATCTGTGATATCGCCATAATCAGGATCTGAAATGATAGAAAGAAGTTCTGTGTAAATTGTTTTACCAAATCCCCAAAATTTAACTCCTTCTGATTCTTTACCTCTGATAATGACAGGAACATATGTTCTCATTTTAGGTTCAATTTTACGACCCATTAGCCATTCATCTTTGTCACCCGTTTTCTTAAGTTTGTCTGCAAATTCAACAATTGGATCTGCATTACCAAATGTAATTGGCGAAAGCATAGATCGTTTACCAATGTCATAATGGAAATACAATTCTAGAAATGGATTGTCTTTGCGATGTACGTACGGTACAATTCGGATACGTGTCTTACCTGCTTCAGGTTTCCACAAATTTTGTTTTTTGTCATCAGCCTTGTTCAACTGATTCAGCTTTGCTTTAATAGCATCTAAATTTAAAGCCATTAGTTAACTCCTTTTAATTGGTTAATAAAATATAAAATATTAATTACAATATAAGTAATTAATTCGTTAAATCAAAGTAAATAGTTAATTATGTTAACATTTATTATAAATATCAAGTCCAAGATAATTTCTTGAAGAAAACCAAGCTAATTACACGATATCCAGCATCATCTGTTAAGATAAATGAATTGCGGTATTTAACCCAATCTAACTGATATGTTTTATCTAATACACCATTATTTACAGAACGTATAACTTCATTTAATGCATTAACCGTATACAATGTATTAGTTTCTTTTTTACGATGTATGCTTATTGTATTCTGTCCCCTACGGGTCGTAGACAATGCATTGTATGTACAATATAAATTATCCATTGAATCTGAATTACTAAATATGAATATACGTTGTTCTGGAATTTCATAGTTTGTTTGTATGTAATCGGTAACTATATTCAAATCTGTACGATGTGCAAATGTGCAAAGTAGTTGCGTTTTCAATTCATTAATCCTGTGGTTTAGTTGTTACCTGTGTCGACATTTGACTACCCATCACAAACAAGTGATTCTGGTGGAAGTTTGCAATTGCTGGAGATAATCTATGATTTTCTGTACATTTAAGTACTCGATATAAATCTGCAGACGATTCTAAAAACAATGTTTTGTTTGGTTTGATAATCATACCCCACCAATTAACCGAGTTTATTTTTCTTGCTAGCAATGTATCAATATTTCTACAAAATGATTGTATAATTGAATCAATATCTTCTGCAGAATTCAATAAGTCGTTTAACTTGTCACCTATACGTTGAATCATTTTAATATGTGTTGTTGTACGCATATCAATCAATTCTTGTATTTCGCGTTCAACAGTAGGGTCATCCAACATTGTCAATATATTGTTAATCTGATCTCGTCCTTTTGATTTGCTAATATCTTGTCCGGTTAAAAGTTTTGCTAATTCAATAAAAGAATTTAATTGTTCTGTCGATTCGCCGTCTAATGATCCGAAGTCAAATGTTGTTTTATTGTAATTTTTTAGTGAAACGGTTTGATTTCCAATTTCAATATCGGCTTCAATACCAGCTTCTCCAGCAACGGCTCCTTTTACTTTTCCGTCATATGCAATTGCAAACCATAATTCTGATTCATCACCGTTTGGTATTTTAATAGTATCTCTAATAATATCATATAAAATTTCAAACGAACCTCGAATTGGCGTAACACCTGTACGTAACGTTAGATTTGCAGGTTTATTAATGATATCTAGTATCGCATTTTTATCAGTGTCATTTAATTGTTGAATTGCGTCATACATTCCACGTAATCCAATTATTTGTTGGCCAACCACGCTATATGCATTCATTATGAATTGTTCAAATTCTTGTGCATCTAAAAACGTCTCTGATGATACATTAACACTTCGTATTACATCGGTACCAGGTGTTTGTCCTGATTTTTGTAGTTTAAAGTTTGTATCAAATCGATAATAATTGTATTTTGATTTTGCGTTTACCGTTTGTTTGAACTGAGCTGTATCAATTTCAATTGATTTTATATTCCCCGCAGCAGCATTCTCAATATTAAAATCATGATCGTCGAACGGTTGTTCTGAATATACTATGATGTTATTGTTATTTTGTACTCGAAGTACACGGCCGTTATACATTGATTGTATACTTACAGGAACTTCTGATTGTACTTGTTCATAGATAGTTCCAAACATTGCTCGTTGTACAATATGCTCAGCTTCTGTCAGATCGATATTTGTCATTTCTAGTATGACATCTTTTAAAATCGTAAAATCATCCGCACTTTTAGGATAGCCATGTGGCAGACGAAATCTCCATTCTGTTAATATTGAATCGATCATAATGTGATAGTTTTCATTTTATTATAAATATTACCTACTTTTGTTTTAACGGGAAAATTTCCTTGATGTAAAATTTCCTTTATTTTAGGTAGTATATCTTTTGCGTCAGTAACCGGAACATCAAATAAAATTGAATCATATGTATATAGAATCATCTTTGTATCTGAACTTATTAATAGATTTTGAACTTGCTGTAATTTTTGAACTGATACTTCGGTTTCTGTTGCTTGCAAATAGTAATTAAATATTTTATTTGCAGTTGGATTTGTTATCATATCATGCGTAATATGTCTTTTTAGTATCGGCGTTTCTATGTATTTTTTAATTTTCCATTTAGACCACAATGAATAAATAAATTCATTAACCTGATTAAAAAATGGAATAGACAGAAATTCTTTATCAATACCACCATATAATAATCTAAATGTTATTGATTTACTTTCTTCTCGTTGTTCGTCAGTTAAATCAGATGTTCCAAAATAAAATTGACCTAAGTGATCATGTATTGATGTATCTGGCAATTTGTATCCTACTATCCTAGCAATTAATCTAACATGGTATGAATCAAAATCCATTTCTACTAATGCACCGTTTTTAAATCTACTACAAAATGCTGCTCTTGTACCATCTTCTTTATTCATGGCTGCAAAGTTAAATCCTCGATATGCATTACTCGGTCGACCTGTGGTAGTATGATAATTGTATTGGGTATATACTAAATTATTAGTTACTAGTTCCGGCATACGAAATTCATCATTTACTGCTAATCCTGCAGATTCTATATGTGCAAATACTTTTGGATATAATGTATTAAACTTTATATATGAATCTGTTAATTGTGCATTTACACACATCGGCCAGGCATATTTTCTTATTTTCTGGCACATTGCAAGATGTTGCATCATTGGTATTATTGTATTAACATTTGGCAACGTTGTGTGCCGTCTCCAATAAAATGTATGAGCTGTTGATGGATAATGAGATTCATCATATGACTCGTTATATGTATACCACCATAATGTCTTAACATCCCATACAGCATCATTTCCTCCTATTTGAAGCCAATGTTTTTTATCATATACAAAGATATTACTTAATTCTAGAAACTTAGAGAGATGTTCTGAAAAGCCCCTTATTTGTTCGGTATGTTGTATTGGAATAAGACGTTCAATATCATCTTCAGTATAAATGTATATACAAGAAATATTATTAATTGCAACATGTATATGCGGATCCGCAAGGATTGGAATTACTAATATTTTTTTATCTTGTATGTAATTGAAAAGTGCTAATACATCAGATTCATCATCTACTATCATATATAATAGTTATACAATAATAATAATGAAAATAAATGAAAAATCCAATTAACCGTTTATATCTTTAGGTATTGTAAAATCAGAATCGGAATATAATTCTAAAAGATTGTTTAATTTTTTAGTTATTCCTGGCATTGTACGCTCTGCACTTATAACACGTTGACCATTCAATACGTTAACTGCTAAAACCGGAATCCCATTAATTGTTTCTGTTGTTAATGGGCCGGATATATACCATATCAATTTAATCGCTGTATATAAATTAGGATCTAGTTTTTTATTGTTCCAATCAACAAATTGTTGTTCATCAATTTCAGTAATTGCAGTTTCATTAATTTTTGTAATAAAATATCTTTGTATGTATTTAACGGCTTTATCAGCTTCTGTTACTGTCGGATAATATGCCCGTATTGGGTTGTATTTAGTAGAAACAGTTTTTATTTTTTTATATGTATTTAATTGAGGATTTGGCAATTCAAATTTAATTAGTTTTACCGATCGATCAGGCCTCCATGTAGATTCTGTATATGTTTCCCCAGTAATGTATTGATGATACAATCCTTTGTATTCCAACATATCTTCTGTCATCCATTCTTGGCCAATAGTATACAAATTATAAATTGTTTCATCAGCCGTATAATATGCTTTTTGTCTCATACTTGTGCATCAATATTTGGTCGCATTATACATCTAATCGCAGTAGTCCATTGTCCATCGGTAGCTACGGTATGCGATATACTTATAATACTAAATACCGTATTTTGTTTATATCTAGTTGGTAATCCATCAAATGTTAATACATCCCCATATCTAAATCCGTTGATGCCATCAATTGTAAATTCAACTTCAAATGGAATTACAGGCGCTGTCAACTGATTAGATTCTTGTATTGTTGCTTTTGGATATTGTAAATATTTTGTTAGTGCCTGTGCTAATGCTACACGTTTTTCTGGATTTGTTATATCATTGCCATATGCAATTTTTGCTTGAGTTAATACGTCAACAAACTTATCATGTGCGTCTTTATATTTTTTTTGTATAGCTTCTAATTCTGCCGGTTCAATTAAATTTCCAACTACTTCATGTGGGCCTGTTCTAGTTACTGTATTTGCAGAGTACATGTATGCAACATATGGAGCTATATCAGATTCTGCAATTTCCGATGGATCGTTATTAACAACATATGCTAAATTTGATGCATCGGTTGGCAATTTACCTGAAAATTTAAAATCTCTTACAACAGTACCAGCTGGATGGTTAGAGAACATTGGAACTGAATATGGAATAACTGGCTTTTCTCGGTTTGCAATTGAAATTGCTTTTGCATCATAAAACAATAAATATTCTGGTTTTTCTGGATGGGTTATTAGTTGCATCTCAATTGCTCCGCCTGTTGCAGAATATATTTCAGATGAAATAGCAGATAAAAATGAAGCAACTGTAAAATTTTTATTTTTCTCTAATGCTTGACATATCTCTTGAATTGCTTCCATGTTAATGAATATTCGTGTCGGATATGATGTAGTTTCAGTTATTGAAGGTCCTCCAACAACATCACTTGTATACGTTTCTGAAAATAAGTAGTTTTCTCGTTGGTAATTTTTTTGTTGAAACCAAAGTTTATCTCCATATAAATCAGTAGGATTTCTTTCACTACCAGCTAACCAAACTCGTACCGGATCTGCTGATACCATATACTCATAATAAGTAGAAATACATAATGATTCATATTCAGTACATATAATAGTAGCAAATGGGTCTGCTACTTTACGTTTTGAAATTATTTGACGATTGATAAAACTAATTATCCATGCCAGCTGTATGTATCTTTGATATGCAATTTTATTTGGTATAGGTTCGCCCCATACAGCCCAAATTTGGGTTTGTTCAATTTCTTCAGATACTTGTGCATATATATCAGTCCAACCTCGTTGTTCTTCTGGAGATCTCGGTACTCCTTTTTCTTTAAATGCAATTACTTCTTCAAGTTCTTTATTTAAATTTGTATAAAATGTACCTAATTCTTTTTCATCTAATGTAATTTGTTCAGGAGTTGCAAGTGCAGCAGGTACCGGCAATGGTGGCGGAGCTTCAGCAGGTCCAATAAAATTTGCGGTTTTATTTTCATTAAGTTGTAACTCCGTAACCGGCTGAGTCTTTGGAGTTGTGGTATTCATGATAAGTGATATATCAGCATACGTCTGACTAGTACCAGTTAATGATAATGAAATATTAACACTCATATCCGATTGATAATCAATTGTAAACGATTTAATCATTCCATCAAATACAAAAGAATTCATTTTTTGAAATTCTCGTAAATCAGTTTGAGTTAAATTAGGATACAATGTTTTAATTTTTTCGCTAGATGCCATTGAACTTGTAAGAAGTCCGCTTGTAGTTTCATATGATACAATTGCAGAATCGGGATGTGCAATTTGAATTGTTACTGCGCGACCTGGTCTAAGATATACTGATTCAATAAAATTTAAATCTCGTTCTGGATTTGGTACTGTAATATTAACTGTTGCATCATTTAATAGTCCATTACTGTTATCTCCAATACTGACATCTAATGATGTAATAAATGGTCCAATTCTTCTAGATGAGTTTGTTCGTTCTTCTTTTGTTTTTTGAATGATTTTTCCAGCCGAAATACCTTGTTCTTGTACAGTATATGATCTGTCAGTTAAAAATCCATTTGGACCTGATGGTAAATATTCTCCACCTCTAACCGTAGTGCCCCCTAAAACTCCTTCTAATATTTTTTCAGATCGATCTGGATTTTTATACGGTATAATTTGTACATTTGCAATTTTTTCTAACATGAACTGCAAATCTTTTGTTGTGCGACTATATCGTCCAGATTGTCCTCTATAGTTTAATTCCAATTGGAGATTCGGATCTACTTCTGTATAAAAAATATCACTCATAACTAATTATCTATATCTATTTGTTTGTATGATTACGTCTTGAATATTTGATCTGTCTGGTATACGAAGTCTTGTTCCTTCTGGAATAATTAAACTACCTTTACCTAATCCATTTGCTGCAGCAATTATCCACCACAATGAACTATCATCATAAAAAACATATGCTAATTTATCTAATCGTTCAATACTAGTTGTTTCGATGTTGATATCTGCAGATGATATGGGGACAACTGGTAATATTGTGGTACCACGTCGTTTAATATTATTTACGTCTCGTATCTCAGGTGTACTATTATATCTGCTCATAATTTTAATATCCTAAAAAGAAGCTCGAGATAATCCCGTAGTTTTAGTTACTTCTTTAGCATCTTTATTTTTAAATGTAGTTTTAGATTTGCTTTTTTCTTCAGCTTTAATAGCCGCTTCCACTCGTACTTCTTCCGGTGTTAATGGTATTGTTGGATTTGATAACGAATCACTTAACCAATTTCGATTACCTGGTTTTGGCTGTGCAAAACGATCGAATTCTTTTTCGTCTGCCAATGAATACATACGTCCGCCTTTCTGTGGTAAGTAATCCATAATCGGTGTTAATCCTAATGATACGGAAATTTTGTGTGGTGCTTGCATCATCTCTGGATCTTGTTCAATATTAATTTCCCATGTTGTATCTGAATCTTGTAATGTATATGATAAACTAGTTATAATAACTGGTTGATGTAAAAATAAGTCACCAATGGTAATTCGTAACCACGGAGCTTTCATTGCAATTGATTCCAGATCATATTCTGGTGCAGTATATCCTGCTAATGCATTTAATTTTCTATAAATAAATTTCATTTCATCTCTATCAGATGCATATACGGTAAAATCTACTTGCAAGTCTCTAGCATAACCAGTATAATGATAATTTTGATCGGCTCGACCAATCATGGTAACAGGTGTCCAATTGGGACTAAATGTATCAGATAATCCTGTTATAATTGCACGAAATACAATTACATCATCTGGTATACTTTCGGGAGCTCCATTTGCTAATTTTGGTCCGGTGAGATAAAACTTTATAAAATCTTGTGTAGTATTAAATATATCTAGTAAATCTAGTCCTAAAGCGGCACCTAACCCGGAACGTTTCCATTGATAAATAGCTTTTCTAGTACGTTTACCAAAATCAATAACGTTAACTTTATCTCCGCGAAACGGTGTAGCCATCTCTAACGGATTAAATGTAGTACCCCAAGAACCTGGATTCGGATCTCCATTTGCATCTACACCAATACCCTTTTTCCATCTGGTAGCAACATGACTTACTGTGGTAAAATCATTTCGAAATGCATATGGATTATCATGATCTCCTAGACCATAACCGGTTTTTCCAACACCATCTAAATTAAATACAGAATATGGACCAAACGGTGTTGCAGATGCAGCTGCATACATTGCAGCAATAACACTACCTCGTAATGCAGCAGAAGCTCCGTCTACTCTAACTAATGGTGGAATATATCCTTTTCTAGATCTAAAGTCCGGATATGCTACTCCTGGTTGATCTCGATTGGAACGTAATTCAGCTACAGCATATTGATTTTTTACTGAATAATTATTGCCGAGTTCTAATAAACTATTTCCTACTTGTGCTACTTGCGGGATACCCGTAACGGATCCTAATAAATTAGTACCGAAACCAGCAATATTTTGTACAACATTACCTAGCTGTATGTTAGTTGTTTGAGCTAAACCCGATGACCATGCTAATGCATTAGTTTCATACTCATTGTTTGTAAATCTAGGTATAAATTCTGTATTAAATATATTTGGCATTATGTTCGTCTCCCGCCCGGATTAAGTGTAGATGGAGCATATATATCTCGATCTACTTTTACTGTTAAATTAACATTTCGCATTGCTGCGGCAATTGCCATGGCCATTTTACCGTAATCGATATTTGATCCACCGCCTCCATTAATGGCTCGTGCTAATTGTCTGTTACCATCAACATTAGTTCCTGCAATCATTGTTGAATCATTAACGCGCATAAATTTATCATCTTGATGAAATTTAATAATTCCATCATTCATTATAAGTGCATCATTGTTGACCGACGATACAGTACTAGTTACACCGGTACCGGTTGAAAAGCTTGGATATAACGCTAACATGTTATCTACAAATGATGATATTGCCTTACCAATAAGTGGAAGTTTGTCCACTAACGAATTTAATGGACTCGTTATAGCTACAAGTGTTTCTCCAGTTGTAGCTACTGCTCCGAATGCTTGCGCCATCTCTGGTTTTGAAAATTGGGTCATTATACCTGAAAATGATCTAGCACCAGCCATTGCATCTTTTGAAGTCGTACCTACATCTAGTCCTGCGTTTTCTGCCATTGCGATAGTTGCATCTAACATGCTATTTTGCCACTGTTCTTGTTTCTCAGCAGTAGTTCTAGTATCAGTTGATTTAATTAATTCTTGTATCTTCGATTCGTCAATGCCATCTTTTCTTAGTTTAGCTACAACAGTACCAATATCATTTTGGTTGAGTTTCATTAAATTCTCAACGCCCAATTCAGACATTATTTTTTGTTTCTGAAGCATACGTGCCATAGTTGCTTCATCAACCCCCATTAATTCAGCTGCCTTTTTTCTAGCAAACATATTTTTTTCTAATATCGGACCTTGATCTTTCAAGAATTGGTCCATTAACTCTGCTTGTTTATTAGCATCGCCTTGTATAGTTGCCATTCGATATGCATTAGTTAAACTTTTGCCATCTTGTGTCAATAAACGTTTTCCGGATAATAGTTGATATTCTAATTCTGATCCAATTGACTGTTCAATATTTAATAAATTTTCACCAGCTGAGTTTAAATTTTCAAGTGATGCTCCAAGAGCTTTTGATTTTAATACTGCTAATTCTAAAGATCCTGGTATTCGACTATATTGCATTTGCATATCAGCAGTTAATGTTCCAATATCTTCCGTTAATGTTTTTTGTATTTCTAATGCATCTAAACCAGTTTTTCCTGCAAGTACTTGAGATAATTGTTCATGTATTGTTGCAGCTTCTGCACCAGAATCGGCAACTGTAGAAGCATAATATTCATATCCTTCTGCTGCAGCTGCTGATACTTTTAAATTATTTTGTAAAAATTGTTGTGTTAATAATAAGTTTTTACCAAATTTTGTCATTTCTTTGCTAGCAAATAAAAACCCATTGGTCATATTTTTAAGATCAACAGCATATTGTATAAATTTATCGGATCCAACTTCGGTTGAAATTGCTAACGTACGGAGTTGTTTTGCATATTTTTGTGCAGTAACACTAGAAATACCATAACTTTCATTTAATTTTTTATTCTTCTCTTCAAGAAATGTTATATTTTTAATTAATAAATTTATTTGTGTTGCAAATGTTTCTTGAATTCCAATTACTTTACCAAGCCCCATGCTTAATTGAGTAGCATCGGTATTGATTGTACTTAATACAGTATCATATTGTTCTAATACCGCGGTAGCACTTGGGATTAAAGCTGTTAGTTTTTGTATAAAATTAGTTGCTTCGTCTTGCCGTTCTTTTTCGGTTGCGCGGCCATGCCTAGGTTGCATTTTTAACTTTGCAATCATGTTATGCGAATCGATTGTATGCACTAGAGAATCCTTGTTTAATATAAATATTTGCCGTTATGATTTTGGTCTACGTTGTGCTCGTGTTTCTGCTTGTTTAGCTTGTTGTTCAGCACGTGCAGCATCATCCGTACGTTGTCTATTGATTTTAGATATCCAAAATTTACGTATATGTAACGGTAAATTATAAATAGTATCCCAGTCCCATCGACCTTCACCTGCAATTAGTAATTCATAAAGTTGGTCATGTAATTGTATTTGATGTTCTGGTTTAAAACCAAAAAAGGTCTGATCCAATTTGAAACCCGGTGCTGAAGGTGCTCCCATCTTCACCTTCAAATTCAACTGTAAAATCTAATCCGGGCATATGTTCTACCATGTATTTTCTAAATTCTCGTCCCGCACCAGCTGACATTTCATATTTAACATAATCACTAATATAATTTAAATCACGATTTCCGTTAACTTCAGTAATTGTATTTTCCATTAAATTAGATATAGCTCGTGCAGGATCTAATTTTTTTGTAATATCGCCGGTAAGAAATTTGAATTTTAATTTATCACCAGTTTGCGATACAGTATAATCAAATTCTCCCATATCATCTGGAACTAGTTTAAATGGTTTAAAATTTAATTTTGATAGATCAACATCGCGCGATAATTCTTTATTAGTTTTAGGTTCAATTACAGTTACTGGATATTTGTTTCCATATCCATGTATACGTGCTGCAATTACCAATCCTTCCCTATCTGTCATTGAAATATCATCAACATCTACTCCAGGAGTTACAATTAATGATTCTAACAACTTATCAAAAACAACGCCGGCTGCAATATATGTTGAATTAGATAAAATATCTTCATCATATGCAGTCATATACCGCATTTCAACAGAGCCTTCTCGTAATGGAGATGATTTTGGATATATCAATCCGTTACTAGGTAGTTTTACAAGTACAGGGGGAGTTCTTAATTTTTGTTTGTTTTCGTAATTTTGTCTTACTAAATTAACAATGTTTGAATTATCTAAGCGATCGGTCATTTTACTCATTATGTTCCTTTTATAACTTTATTATAAATATGAAAATACACAAAAAATGGGAGTATTTCTACTCCCACTAATATCATATAAAAACTTGAATTAGAAGCTTAACAAAGCCCAATCATATCGAAGTGTCAATTCAACCATTACTACTTCTTCCGAACTCCAATCTAAAGATCCGAAATTAGTTTCAGTAATGAATGCATTCTTCAATGTCCATTTTTCAATAACTTCACCTAATGGAGAAAGTTGAAGCAAATCAATTTGTTTTTGATACATTGATTTATATCCATCTCTACCCGTTGCAGATTCATGATGTAAACGAACCCAATCCATTACTGCCTGTGCTGCTGATGGAACAATTGCATCATAAAGTGTTATTGCGATAGTATTCCAAACGCTTTTACCTTTAACATATCTTTGAACGTTAATATGATCTAATGCAATTTCACCATTTGTCATTGATGGTTTAGCGGATGTTTTAACTAAATATGCTGGAATTCCTTGTGTTTCTAACACAAACTGATGCGCTCTTTTCGGTTCCCATGTATATGCTTTATCCCAGAAATTAGATTCTGTACCATAATCTGCATAATTTGTACCTGGGTTGGCGGTATTTACTAAATTTTCAAGTGCCATTTCATGTTCCTATTTTTATTATAAATATCAGCAAAGTAAAAAAGGTAGAACCGAAGTCCTACCCTTTTAAAAATATTATTATTCTTTATTCTATTCCGGGAAACTTGCTCCTGTTGGTTGAATATTGAAATCTAGAATAATAAATTCAGCCGTTCTTGTTGGTTGAAGGAATATTTGTCCGTACATTGTATTCATATCAATCAAGTCTGGAGTGTTATTTGTTTCATCCATCACAACTTTAAATGCATACAATCCTTGATTTGCTCGTACTTGTTCCAAATATGGATTAACGATATTCAAGAATCTATTTCTTGTTGCTGTGTTATTTTGTTCGAATACTAAATAACGAGTTGATGATGCAATATACTTCTTAACTGCGATTAATAATCGACGTACGTTTACTCGGTCTAATGCACTCGGAAGATCCTGTAAGGTCTTTTGACCCCAAATAACAATTCCTTCGTTAGGGAAGTTTGCTATAGGGTTAACACGAGCTTCATACAATGTATCTCGATCAGATTGTGAAAGATTTTTATATGTACCGATTGCAATACTCAATCCGCCTCGAGTTAAACCTGCAGGCGCATACCATGGAGCAGCAATTGCATCATTAAATGCTAATACTCCTGGCACTACAACACTTGGTGGAACCCAAACTGGAATATTTGAACCTGGATTATTAATTCTTACCCATGGATAATAAGTAGCAGTATAATTGCTATTCAATGATTGAACTTGATTAACTACAGTTGTAATTGTATCAGTCAATGCATTTGAATCCATTACATAAAATGAATCCTGACGACCTTCTACCAAATTTCTTGCATAGGTTGTCACTAATGGATGCAAACTATCAATAATACCCGGAGTAAGTAACATGTTCATATCATATGCATCTGCATTACTTAAAATAGAGAATGCTTTGTTATATGCAACCGTACCACCAGAAGTTGTAGTACTACAATTAAATCCAAATGTATTTGTTGCTGATATATATCGTCCTGAATATTTTGGTAAATTTGGACGAGCTCCATCAAACCCTCCTTGGAATGGTACAATGAATTTTCTAGTAGCAGTTGCAACATTTGCATCAAATGTATTTGCAACTAATGCAGCATTCAATGAACCTGTATATGGAGCTGATGACGGGAAATTAGCTGAAATTGATTGACTTACATCTCCTAGATAAAAATCTGCATTACTTCCTGTGGTTGAACCTGAGGTAGGTACTGGAGCTAGATAGTTCAAGTTATTCAATACCGTAAAATCAAATCCATGATATGTCTTATTACTAAATGTAGTTCCTACTTGAGATGTTTTATATGCAGCAGCTGTAAAGTTCAAACTTCCTGATACTAACGGAGTTGGACAATCTACAGCACGGAATCCAAATGGAATATCTGTTGGTTGTGCAAGTGTTGTTGATAATTCTACACGAATATAATTTGAAAGATTTGGATAATCTCCAGATTCAATAACATTGTTTTCGTTATCAATTGTTTTATATTTATCACCAATTACTTTTGCAATGTATCTAGAAGAATTAGGATTCAAATTAACATTCTGGAATGATTCTACAATTTCAGGTCTAGCATCTGTATCTTGAGATGAGAATGGAGAATTTGGAATGTTTGTTGTATTAACTTTTCTAACTTCTACTGTAAATTGTACAAACCCATCTGGATCTGTTACTTCTGTAGATGTTTTAACATCACGAATACCAACCTTCACTGAATGATTAACTGCAGTACCATGAGACAATGTATGAAACTTAAATAAATCTTTAGTAATATTACCACTTACTTTTTGTGAAGTAATCCATGGCGTTTCAGCTGTAGAATAATCTGATAAAAATTCGTAGTTTGATATTTTTTGAAGTTGTAATGTAACTTGTCCTAAATTTGCAAATAAACTAGATGCATTTGTATTTTGATATTGTACATATACTGGATAATCAACTGATTTAGGTGATGTAGTAAATACTTTAGACACATAATTGTTTGAATTAGATACAATTGATCCTGAGATAGCAACACCTTCTGTTACTAGGAAAGATCCATTAAATCCAATAGCTGTTGCATCATCGCCTGTTGCTACTGCATATGATCCTGACAATTTAATTGCAAATGATCCAGAGCCAGCATCAAGCAAAACTGAATCTTCAAATAATGCTGTTGCACCAGTCGTTGTAACAGCTTGAACTGGATGAAGAATATGTGTTACTGCTTGTACTGCACTAGCACCAGATCCGGACTTAGCAACAATTGCTAAAGCTCCATTTGTTAAATAATAACCATCTTCATATAAAAGACGTGTTACTGTAATTACATTCCCATTTCGCAAATAGTCTTGAACAACATACGGTACATATGAATCATCTGTATATGATCCGAAGATACTTTCGAATTCTCCAAAACTTCTAACTTGCGTAGGAATTAGTGCAGGTCCTTTTACTGTTGGACCAACTATCGCTGCACCTATTTGTGCGATACCCCCGGCTAAAAATGATTGATCTACTTCATTTGTAAATACGCCAGGAGATACTATTCTTTCTGCCATTAAAATACTCCTTTATGATTTTATTAATAAATATGGTTTAAACGACCCAAACCTTATTCTGCAGAAGTAAATGTACCAGCTTGAATATTTATTTGTCCTTCACCGTAACGTTCTTTTAATGTATCTAATAATTCAGATTCTTCTTTACGGAGCTGATCGAATTGATTCATTAATTCTACATATTGATTTTCTATTTGTTCTACTTGTCGTGTTATTAAAGTACGTTCTATAGAAACATTGCCAATCCAATTGGCGTTTTGTGCAAAACGTTCTCGTAAATCTTGTATTGCGTCTAAATGATCTTTATCTAATTTTCTTGTCATACGTAACCTTTTCTTGATATAATAAGAAAAATATCATAAAAATCAAACCAAATCTATACTTACATTGTATCCTAGACTTTCGTACCAAGCTTTTGCTAAGCTATGTGCTGCTGCTAAGTCTTGTGTTTGGGTTAGTGGGTCAATATCTTTATTTAGATTCCCAGTTGGTAAATCTGTTGGTAAATAGTTTCCTGCGTCAAATGCAGCTTTATCAGCATATGTGTAAAATGCTATTTCCATTGATATTCCATTTGGTCT